GCGCCGACGGTTTGTATGTGGGCACCGCAGGCGCAAGCGGGCAGGTTTTGGTTTCCGGCGGTACCGGCGCGCCAACATGGGGGTCTGCGCTCGTAGTTTCTCCGCAGCTCGCCAACACCGTTTTTGCAGGGCCGAGCTCTGGGTCTGCTGCGGACCCAACTTTCCGCGCCATGGAAAACGCCGACTTGCCCGCGTCGGGCGTTGCTGCTGCGACTTATGGCTCTGGCGCCTTGGTGCCCGTGCTGGTGGTGAACAACAAGGGCGTGGTGACCAGCGCCAGCTCGACGGCAGTGACGCCAGCTTGGGCCAATGTGACCGCAACGCCAACCACGCTTGCAGGCTACGGCATCACCGACGGCGTGACGCTGACCGGCACTCAGGCGCTCACAAACAAGACCATCGACGCGTCGCTCAACGCACTAAGTAATATCCCTAACTCGGCTTTGAGTTTCTCGTCGATCACCATCAACGGCTCGTCGGTGTCGCTGGGTGGCTCAATCACGGTGACGGCCACGGCCTCGCAGGCTCTGACAATCGGTACCGGCCTTTCGGGCACGTCCTACAACGGCAGCACGGCGGTCACGATCGCCAACACGGGCGTTTTGAGCTGGAATGGCGGAACCACAGGCCTGACGCCTGCCACGGCCGCCACGGGCGCTGTGACGCTGGCTGGCACCTTGGTTTTGGCCAACGGCGGTACCGGAGCCACGGATGCGGCTGGGGCACGCACGAATCTTGGCGTGACAGCCACGGGCGCAGACACCACGTATTTGTATCGGGCAAACAACCTGTCCGACTTGGCTAGCGCATCGACGGCTTGCACAAACCTTGGGCTTGGTACCATGGCTGTGCAAAACGCAGCAAGCGTGGCGATCACGGGTGGAACAGAGTCCGGCGTCACCCACTCGGGCGACACGATCGGAACATACTTGGACTACACAAGTGTTGCGGCACCCAGCTTTGTTGAGGGCCGGATGTGGTACGACTCCACAGCCAAGGCACTGGCGTACTACAACGATGTAAGCAGCGCCGTGGTTCACATTGGCCACGATATTCAGCTTAAGGTGATCAACAACACGGGGGCCACGATTGCAAATGGTGCGCCGGTCTACATCACCGGCGTGTCCAGCGGACAAACGTACCCCAACGTTGCGCTGGCCAAAGCAGATGCAGCAGCAACCGCATCCGTGATTGGCCTTGCAGATGGTGCAATTGCAAACGGCGCGTTTGGTTATGTCACAACGACAGGAAACATTGACAACGTAAACACCGGAACATTCACCGTTGGCCAGGTGCTGTATCTCAGCCCTTATTCGGCAGGCCAGCTGATGAACACGCTTCCTCCAACAGGCATCACGGTGCAGGTTGGCGTCGTGTCGTTTGTGAACTCGTCGACCGGCAAGATTTACGTCAAACAAACAACCCCGCTGGCCGTTCCCGCCTCAATCATCACAGGCGTCCTGGCAATTGCCAGCGGCGGCACAAACGGGACCGCAGCGCCTGTGGCGGGCGCTGTTCCCTACGGGACAGGCACGGCATACGGATTCACAGCGGCAGGCACGGCGGGGCAGGTGCTCACGTCGGCGGGCGCAGGCACACCAGTGTGGTCGGGTATCTCCGGCGGCACGTTCTAAATTTTCAGAGGAAAAATCATGTCACAAGCAGGCTACACACCTATTCAGCTGTACTACAGCACCACCGCTTCGACTGCGCCATCCGCTGGCAACCTGGCCAACGGCGAGTTGGCTTTAAACATCACGGACGGCAAATTGTTCTACAAGGACAACGGCGGCGTGGTTCGCGTGCTGGCAGGTACCGGTGGCACTGGCGTTGTTGCTGGCTCGAACACGCAGGTGCAGTACAACAACAACGGGGTTTTTGGGGCGTCTTCTGCTCTGACGTTTGATGGTTCAAATTTATCGACCACCATACTGACAACCACATCGGCCATAGTTGGCGGGACGTTTGGACTGGTCGTGGGTGGCGCTTTGAATGGCACCACAATCAACTCTACTGGCGTTGCCTTGGGTGGAACGCAAACCCTGTCGATTAACGGCGGCACAGCAAACGGCGTAGCCTATCTTAACGGCTCTAAGGTGCTGACTACTGGGTCTGCGCTTACTTTTGATGGGACGAATCTGTCTTTGTTGCCTTCTGGCTATTCTGTTTTTGGCGCTTCATCTGCCGAACAAATGCGCCTAACCAGCACAGGTCTGGGTATTGGGACGAGTTCGCCTGCTGTTAAGTTGGATGTGAGGGCGAACATTGCAGGTGGAAGCGACAACACCGTTGCCATTCTGCACAACTACTCGGACACCGGTGGAGACACTCGATACTCTGGCCTGACGTTTCGCATCGGTTCTGATAATGGGACTTCTGCGATCCGCGCTTACCGCACGAACAGCTCAAACAACTACGAGACGAACCTTACTTTCTGGACGAACCCTTCTGGCGCAACGCAAACGCCAACAGAACGTATGCGCCTCGACTCCTCAGGCAACCTAGGCTTGGGAGTTACTCCTAGTGCTTGGAGTGGGTTTAAAGTGTTTGAAGTCGCAAGCGCTGGCAGTGCGCTTTGGTCAAGCGGTGTGACTGATATTCGCATGTCAGCGAATATGTACTACAACGGCAATTATCGTTACGCTGGTACTGGTGCGGCAAGTAGGTACGAACAATCAAGTGGCATTCACGCTTGGTATACCGCCCCCTCCGGCACAGCAGGTAACGCTATTAGCTTTACTCAGGCTATGACGCTTGATGCTAGTGGGAATTTGTTGGTGGGGACTACGAGCAACTCTATTAACGGAAGTGTGGGTAGCGGTTTTTCTTCTAGTAACACAACTGGCGGTTCAGGTGTTGCTTTTGTTTATAACAGCGCATCCTCATCTTCGGATAATGCGCCGTGTCTTTCGTTGTTGAAAGCCTCAACCACAACTTCATCTTCTGCGCGGTTTGTTCAATTCTATGCAAACGGCTCTGGGACTCCAATGGGCGGCATTGTTGGAAACGGCGCAAGCAACGTACAGTTTGCAACTCTTTCTGATGTGCGTGAAAAGCAAAACATTCAGGATATTACTGGTTCGCTTGCAAAAATTAACGCGTTGCGTCCTGTTGAATTTGATTGGATTGCAGACGGGTCACACGTTTCCGCTGGATTTGTTGCGCAAGAGGTGGAGCCAATTTTCCCTGAGTTTATTATTGAAAACATAGCTAACGATGGGCAAGAAGAACGTAAAGGCCTAACTGGAGGCATGACGGGCGGTATCGTAGCCCATCTTGTCAAAGCCATTCAAGAACTCAACGCTAAGTTTGAAGAATACAAAGCAACCCACCCATAAACTAAGGACACACCGTGAATCAAATCGCCCAAGCCTTAAAGTCCAAAACAGTTTGGTACGCTATTGTTTTGGCACTGCTGTCAATCTTGCAAGGTAACTTGCAAGTGTTTAACCTCACCCCTGCTTTGCAAATGTATGCTGGCATGGCAATCGCTGCTGGCATTGTTGTGCTTCGTTTCCTCACTACCCAACCTGTTTCGGAGAAATAAATGAACATCACTTGGTCAATCACTCAAATGGATCGCCTCACTTCTGACGGTTTCGTTACTACTGTTCATTACAACGTAAGCGCAGTTGAACCAGATGGCACAGACGCTATTTACACTGCATCCACCTACGGCACTATTGGCTTTACGCCTATTGTTTCTGAAGCTGGCACTCCTGCAACACCTTTTGAATCTCTGACTGAAGCACAAGTAATTGCATGGGTCAAAGACAAGCTAGGTGAGGCAACTGTAGAGGCTTCATTGGCTGCTCAGATTGAAGCACAGCGTAACCCTGTTAAGGCTTCTGGCCTGCCTTGGGGTCAAGCATGAATTTGAATCTTGAGATTGCTGAAGTGAACTTCATCCTGCAAGTTCTTGGACAACTGCCAACAAGTTCTAACGTCTACCCTCTGCTGAAAAAGATTGAGGGTCAAGCGCAAGAGCAAACACCTCAAGAGAACAAAGATGTCAACAGTTGACGCGACAGATGCTCGTTTGACTACGCATGAAGCGGTTTGCGCTCATCGTTACGAAAAGATAAACGAGACGCTTGATAAAGGCGAAAAGCGCATGACCAAAATCGAATACTTGCTATATGCAGTGATGGCGGTTGTGTTGCTTGGGCCTGGCGTTGGTGCTGAATTCTTTAAGAAACTGATCGGCATCTAATGTGCTTGACCCCATAAGCCTTTTGATGATGGCGCAAGGGGCTGTGGCGGCAATACGCACAGGCTGTCAGATGCTATCGGAAGGGAAGGCTGATCTTGATAAGTTTAAAAAGACGGTTGAGGGTGGCGTTAAAGACGCTAAAGCAATTTACAAAGAAGTCACTGGTCTATGGGGATGGGTCAGGGGTTTATTCGGAAAGACTGAGAAACCTGTTGCAGACGTTGGAACTCCAACAGAAGCAGCAAAGCCAAAGCGTAAAGTCAAAGAACCAGAACTGACGTATGAGGAGTTCCAAGCACAGTCGGTGCATGAAATTTGCGAGAACATGAAGGTCTACTTTGAGGCCATTCGTGCCTTGAAGCAGCATTGTCGGGAGTTAGAAACAGAGTCTGCCACAACGGACAAGGTGGCGTCAAGCGCCATTGATAGGATTGAGATTGAGTGGCAACTGAAGCAGTTGTCTACGCAAGTGCGTGAAGCAATGGTTTACACGCCAGAGCATTTGGGACTTCAAGACTTGTATTCTCGGTTTAACGCGATGTATGAACAGATTTTGGAAGAACAAGAGTTTGCCCGTGACCTCAAAGCCAAGAAAGACAGAGACAACGCATGGCAACACGAACACCGCAAAGAAATACACAAAGCCAAGCTGGTGTACGCAATAGCGGTGACGATCGGACTGATAGAAATAATTGGACTGTATTTGACTCTATGAAAGAATTTTGGTTTTGGGTTGTCATCGTCACGCTCATCATCATTGCGTTGATGGGCCTGTCGTTCTTGGCCGTCTATCAGAGCAAGCAGCTAAAAAAGACCGAGGCCATTTTGTTGCGTGCCGAAGAACGCGAACGTAAACTTGAAAGGAAGAAAGATGAATGATTTACTCAATCTACTCAAAGGCATCGCGCCGACACTGGCGACAGCCGTTGCAGGCCCGCTGGGTGGCGCTGCCGTTAGCGCTCTGGCTGCTAAGTTTGGTGTGTCTGACAGCGTTGAGGCTGTGGCAAAAGCTATCGCTGGCGATCCAGAGGCAGCAGCAAAGCTCCAAGAGCTAGAGCTGGAGTACGCCAAACTGGACAACGAAGACCGTGCAAGCGCACGCGCGATGCAGATCGCAGCGCTCCAGCAAGAGGATTGGTTTGCCAAGAATTTTCTTTATATTTTCACGTCCGTCTGGTCCATTTTTGCAATGGTCTACTTTGCCTTCGTGACGTTTGGCACCGTGGCAGAGTCAGGCATCCGCATGGCCGACACCATCCTTGGCGTTCTGATTGGCACTGTGCTGACCGGCTTCTTTAACTTCTTCTTTGGCTCCAGCAAAGGCTCCAAAGACAAAACCGATGCTCTTATGAAAGGCGCAAAATGAAAGACAACTTCGACACCGCCCTGAAGGCCGTCCTCCATCACGAAGGCGGTTTTGTAAATCATCCAGAAGACCCCGGTGGTATGACCAACCTTGGCGTGACCAAGAAGGTCTGGGAAGAGTGGGTTGGACACGAGGTGGACGAAAAATCCATGCGCGCACTGACCCCTGAGGTTGTGGGTCCGATGTACCGCAAGAAATACTGGGACAAAATTCGCGGCGACGACCTGCCTGAGGGCGTGGACTACGTTGTGTTTGACGCGGCCGTGAACAGCGGCGCGGGCAGAGCAGCAAAGTGGCTGCAGTCTTGCGTGGGCGTCGAGCCCGATGGCGGTATTGGCCCCAAGACGCTGGCCGCTGTGGCTTCGTTTGAGCCTAAGAGCTTGGTCGAAGATTATGGCAAGAGACGCTTGTCGTTTTTAATGGACCTGCCGCACTGGAGCACGTTTGGAAAAGGCTGGACCCGTCGCGTCACAGAGGTGGCGTCCGTGGCTGGCAACATGACGGCCTGACGACGGCTTTCCAAAATGCCCTCCGAGCCCTATAATTCCCGCAACAACGCGCCTGCTGGACCAGCGGCTTCATAACCAACTGGAGTCCCAATGTACACGATGACGTACAGCAGCTTGCTGGAAGATGTGCGCCGCTATCTTGAGCGCGGCTTTACCGCCGAGAGCGATCAGATTGTCTACGAGCAACTGCCCCGCTTGGTAACACTGGGCGAGCGCCGCATCTCTCGCGAGCTCAAGATTCAGGGCTTCATCCGCGCCGTTCAAACCCCCCTCCAAGTCGGCGTGGCCACATACCGCAAGCCAGACCGCTGGCGCGATACGGTGAGCATGACAATCAACGGGGTGCCAATTTTTGCGCGCTCGTATGAGTACTGCCGCAACTACTGGCCCGATGAGGCTGAGACTGGTGTCCCGCAGTTTTACGCCGATTACGACTACAACCACTGGTTGATCACGCCCACACCGATTGCCGCAAGCACGCTGGAGGTGATGTACTACGAGCAGCCTCGCTTTTTGGGCGAGGACTTTCAGACCAACTGGATCACCGAGTACGCGCCCGACCTGCTGCTGTACGCAACGCTGCTGGAGGCCACGCCGTTTTTGAAAAAGGACGAGCGCATGGCCACGTGGCAACAAATGTACGACCGCGCTGCGCAAGCGCTCAACGGCGAGGACTTGAAGAAAATCATGGACCGAAGCGCCCAAAGGACTGAAGCATGACCACATATACCGACGTTTTTGGCGGCGCAAATATATTTCCAAGCGAGATCGACTACAGCGCGATTGCGCTTGCCGCCGACACCACGCTAAGCTGGCCGGAGGAAACCTCAACCAGCCAGAACCTGGCCACCAAGATCATGGACGTCACACCGGCGTCCGCGGGCCTGTCGATCACGCTGCCGCCTGCAAACGGCACAGGTACCGGCCAGACCATTCTGTTCAACAACCGCGGCGCATCGACGTTCACGGTCAAGCGCGCCGATGGCGTGCAGGTCGTCACGATTGCATCTGGCACGCTGTGGCAGGTCTACCTGACCGACAACAGCACAGCGGCGGGCACGTGGGTGGCGCTTCAATACGGCGCGTCGACCTCGCAGGTCAACGCCTCATCGCTGGCTGGAAACGGCATCGTGGCCACCGGCACGCTGCTTTCCCAGTCTGTGCCCGTCACGGAGTTCAACAGCAACTACACGGCCGGCACGCAAGACCGCGCTCGAATGTTTGTCTGGACTGGCGCAGGCGGCACGCTGACCCTTCCGGCCCCCACCACCGTCGGAAACGACTGGTTTTGCTACTTGCGCAACTCGGGGTCTGGTGCAATCGTGGCGGACCCAACGGGCACCATTTTGATTGATGGGGGTGCAACGCTGTCGTTTCAGCCTGGCGATTCGGCCATCATTGTCTCGGACGGCGCGAACTACTACACGATCGGTTTTGGCCAGTCGGCCACGTTTGCGTTTGACTACACCTCAATCAACGTTGCAGGCTCTGGAAACTACACGCTGACCGGCACCGAGCTGAATCGGATTGCATACTCATTTACTGGTGTGCTGACCGGCAACCGGACAATCATTGTTCCCGCCACCGTGCAGCAATATTGGGTGACCAACGCCACGACGGGTGCGTACAACTTCACCATCAAAACCTCGGCAGGATCTGGCGTTTTGGTGGCCTCCGGCTCTCGATCAATTCTGTACTGCGATGGCACCAACGTGGTCAACGCAGACACGGGTGGCTTGGCTGTGCCCATTCAAGTCTCCGACGGCGGTACCGGCGCAACAACGGCAGGTGCGGCTCGTATTAACCTTGGTGCAACCGCTGTGGGCGATGCGGTGTTTACGGCGGCTGACGGAAACGCGGCCTACGCTGCCTTGGGCGTTGCGCCTTCGGGTGTTGTGGTGGGCGGGACCTTCTGATGCC